AATGATATTGAGGAAAATCTTTACCTTCAATGTTCCAATGATAGTTGTGTGTCTTTAAGTAAAGGCAAAAGTTAGTTGCTAAGATTACTTTTAGTTGTTCAATTAGTTGATCCATTACTTACTACTCCTAATTAGTTTTACCATCTCTGCAGTTGAACCGATGAATACAGCTTTATCTATAATGGTTTTTTCTGATCTTGGTTGATTGTTATTTAATTCTTTTCTTTTCTTTTGTATATCTAATAAATCTTTATTTAAATCTGCCATCGTCTTAATTAGATTGGCAACAACTTCATATGCTCTTGGATGTTCAGTTTCTTTTGCAACATGTAACAAATTATCAACTGCAACATTACCTTTTTGTAATAATGAATTGATGTTTGTTCTAGCAATATTAAAATCTGTTTCTACATCATTATCAGTAGATATAACTACTGGCGCATCTTCTACTTTTTTTTCTGTAGGTTCAATATCAAAAATTTCTGATAGATTTTTTTCTAATGTTTTTATCATAATAATAAAGTTTCTGGCCAATAAGTTATTGTATCATCGTAAGAATAATCTTGATATGGTTCTGCATCATTTGGATTTGATGTAGTATAGTAATTGAGAACTCTAATAGGACTTAAGTCAACTCGTGTGACTGTGTATCTAGCATTTGAATTATCACCAAGAAGAATATCTCCTGGTTGTATTAATTCTGTTAAATCTTCAATTACCATACTTTGATTAATTGTATTAAAATATATAACTTTACCAGTAGTATCACTATCTTTAACCCGAACAGTTTCAACTACTGCAAAAGTACCAAATCCATTTGCAACGTCAATATAAACTTTTTGTGCATCTCTTTTTTGTGTATCAATATAGATATTAGTATTAGCATCTCTAATAATTGATGCATCATTAACTTTTGGAAAGATATATGCTTTTACAGTAAATGTTAAATCCCACATAATCATTCTAGTATTCATCATATCACCTTCATAATCTATAGAAGGTTGAACTGAATTTAGTATGATAGGTACGTCATATTTTAAACCTATTCTAGGAACAAAATTAACAGTTACCGTTAAATCGGGGGTAAAACTTGGTAATATTTGTTCTATTATCTGTGTTGCATCTTCTGTATTTCTTGCATATATTGATAATGAAAAATCAAAATTATATGGAACAGGAACAAATTGTCCATCAATACCATGAACAGAAGTATTTGCTGCGTAATTTCTCATTAATGATATCTGTTTTCTAGAAACATCATATGACATTCCAGTCATATCAAAACTCATTCTAGGTAATGATGTGGCAATAGATTTAGTTAATGTTGGATCACTAGTTAATCTAGTAATATATTTTTCTTTTGCACCATAAGATAATGGTACTCTCATCTGTTCATATTCTATTCCGCCAGTTTTATCATATCTTTTAATAACAAGATCATTAAATAATGTACCAAAAGTTACAACAATCTTTCTGATTGTTCTATGTGCAAAATGTGATTGTCCTAACATTACGGTTCACCAAATGGGTTATGTTCACTAAAATCTATTATTGCATCTGATTCACCTTCAATATTAACATTATCAGCCATATCTTCAAATATATTTCCATCAACTTGTGTAGATGTGTTTTGTGATATAAAGTTATATTGTGCAGAACTTGTATTACCTATAACATTTCCTGTTTTAAAATTACCAATTAATTGTATAACATTTAAGACAGATTCTGGTTGCCATGAATAAACAATTGCTTTTGCATTTGCTTGGCTATAACTTGAACCTTGATATACTGTTTCCCCAACTATAAATGTTCCACCAATACCAGTATTTGAAACTGAAAGTTTTGTTCTCTTATATGAATCAAAGATTTGATTATCAACTTCTGGTACACCAGTAGAGATAACTTCTTCAGAGAATACAAATTGTTTCATCTTCAATGCATATACATAAACATTGCCACCACGACCACGACCCAGTGTATAAAACATTGCCTGATCATTTTCATGTTCTACAAATGTTATTTCAAAGAAATTTTGAATTAAAGGTATATAAATTAAATCGCCTTCATTAGGACGAAGTTGTGGTACTGTTGCTTTAAATCTTCTACGTGACATCAGTAAAGTTAATTCATCACGTATCTCTAAACCAAACTTGGAGATGAAATCTCCTTCACCATCCATACCAGTAACATTCTCAAGATACATTTCCATTTGATATGCATGACGATATTCTTTTATTGGATCTTCACCATAAAGATAATCAAATGATTCTCTAGTTGAACGTGGAAGATAATATACATCCATGCCATTAACTTGCATAGATTCAATAACCAAATCTTCAACAAGTAATTGCTCACTTGTTACTTGAGATATTGGAAAATTATTAAAATAAAAGTTAGTTGCCATTATCCCACAAACATTTCATTTGGCAATACATTGTATGATTGCATTTCTTCTTCAATCTTATCAATTTCTGCTTGTGCTTCTTGCATGATTCTTGGTCCATCTAAAGTAACACCGCCTGGTAATTGCACACCAGCAAATTTACTTAGATTCGTACCCCATTGATATTTGATTTTCTCTGTAGCATACTTCTTGAGAAATCTATCATTCCAAATATCTGTGATGCCATCTTTAGTTAATGTTATTGCAGTATTAGTAGTAGTAAATGCACTGCTAACATTTAATGAAGTATCAGAATTAATTTCAACAACTGTTCTTACTTGAGTATCAAAATTGATTTCATCACCAACCATGATATCTCTTGTAAATGTTGTACCTGTTCCTACAACCATAACATTAGATGCAGCAACATTTGCAGTACCTTCTACTGTCATTGTATCTGGATCTAATTTTCTATAACATTCCATTACTAGATATTCATTTAACATTACATCTCTTGACCAATCAATATCAAGAAATATCTTATTCATATGCCGATTAAATCTAAACTGTGGCATACCAGAAAACAACATATTCAATGTAGTGATATGTTGCATTGTAATCTCATATGACACATAGGATACAGATGTAAAGTCATAGAGATCGTGCAATCTTAATTGATACCGCATATCAAACATATTTACAGATGAGGTTGAGTTATCAAATGGCAATACACCGGTAACGAAAAGAACCGAATCTGGACAATAAATCCATTTTCGGTCTATATCTATTTGGGTAACTTTATGCTTCATGAACATTTTATGACAACCATCAAAATGGTAATCATGAAAAAATGCTAAAGCATCATCAATCCGATCTTCTACTTGATCGTCATCTACGTTAATTTGAATAACAGGATGCCCCAATCTACGTAAACAATAGTCTTTAAATTGCGCTCTTGTTGTTGGTTTTGACATGTTTTTACCTAAAAATAAATTATACTATTATTTATGTCTTTATAAATCTGAATATATAAATAGAATATATAATGTATATATTACTTGTCTTTCCCAAGGAGAAAAAATGAAAACAATTAATTGGGTTATTGCTCATGAACCTTTAGAATTATTTTTAAGAGCCGCAAATAAATTCTCAGAAAAACTAAAAACCCTCACAAATAATGAGTTAAATGTTAATGTTTATACTCTATCAGAATACAATGCTTTAGAATTTGCTTTAAAACCACTAACACATAATGATGTTTTGGCCGAAGTTGAATCTGGCCGTGTAGAAATGACTCAATCTTATACACCTCAACTAGGCAAATACTTAAAAGATATGCATGTTCTTGATCTTCCTTTCTTATTTAAAGATCATGACCATGCCAAAAAGATTTTAGATGGTGAAATTGGTGCAGATTTACTCAATAGATTAAATGAAAATAGTCCAGTTCGTGGACTAGCATTTACCTATAGTGGTGGATTTCGTATTATTCCATCAACTCAAGCAATTAATGCAGTTGAAGATTTTAAAGGTCTAAAACTAAGAGTAAGTGAAAAGTCACCTATTGCATATGATACTTTTGAAGCAGTTGGTGCTATTCCTATTCCAATGGTTATTGAGAACATTCCTCAAGAAGTTCGTTCTGGATCAATTGAAGGTGGCGAAAGTACCTATCCTCGTGTTTATGGTATGAATCAAAATGAAGTATGTGAATATGTCAATAATACCGAACATAGTCTCTTCTTAACAGGTATCGTTATGAATGAGAAGTTTTGGAATAGTTTGAAGCCAGAACATCAACAAGCAATCAAAACTGCCGCTTATGAAGCTGCACAAGCAGAAAGAGTTGAAGCAGTTGAAGATGTTGAATTGGTAAAACAAAGATGCATTGCCGATGGTATCAAAGTTATTAATCTACCTAAACAAGAACAAGATAAGTTTAAAGAGATTACTAAACAAGTATATACTAAATATGAAAACTATTTTTCAAAAGGTTTAGTAGAGAGTATTCAGAAAGCAGCTTAATTTTATTATAGGAATTAATTATGTTTATATTTAAGAAACCAAAGTGGCATGAAAAAGCGTATCGTAGTGTTATTAAAGCAGTATCTTGGAGAGTAACAGTAACACTAAGTAATTTTGCAGGTGCATGGTGGACCAGTGGAAGTTGGAAAGCAGGTATAGCTTTCGCTGGTTTTGCTCTTGTAATGAATAGTATTCTCTATTATTTCCACGAACGTGCTTGGAATAAAGCAGATTGGGCTAAAGAGGCAACTTAAGAATGACAATAAAAACAACCATATTTTACAATTTAAATGAATCTCAAAATAATGAAACAATAGCCTATTATAATTATTCACCAGAGTTTCTTACTCATAGACAAGAAAAATATATAGATACGGGTAAATTAATTATTAGAAATTTACCTGGTGATGAAATTGCAAATACAGTATATCCAAATGCTTTAGATGTAATAGAATTAACTTTTATTAATATTGATGCAAGAAAAGAATATAGAGATGATCCAATTATACAAGAATCTTTAACATATAGAAATAATCAATATAAAGATTCAGGTATAACAACTATTGTTATGATTGAGAAAGGTTTAACTTTTTAATTTTTGTAAATATGGTAAAGAATACATAATATTAAAAGTATTAAAACTTATATTGTTATCTAGTATTAAAATAGGTTTTTCTAAACTATATTTAGGATATAATGAATTTGAATTTACTTTTGTTTTAAAATTTAAATAGAATTCATTATTATCAAATTCATATATGTATTTTTTTAAGGGCATCTTATAATCAATGATGCTCTTAATTATTTTTTCTCCAGTATTATTTTTTGACATACTCCATTGTTGAAAATCTGAAGTATTGAAAAAATTAATACCATTATTCATTATTAAGTTAATACTATCTTTATTCATATCACTATAATCTAAATAAGATATAATTTTACCATAAGATTTAACTGACCATCTATTATCAAAATTAATCCACCAGAAAAAATCCATAACTGTTTCTACTGGTACATTAACATTGTTAAAATTTTCTATTTGTTCATTTAAAAACCAATTTGAGAAAGACATATTTTCTTTATTTTTAAATAACTGCCTTAGAATGGCCATGTTACTAGACCATTTTTCATAAGTTTTTGTTGGGTATCTACTCATAAATTGATTAATACAAAACTCAGAACCAAATAAAAAATCACCTGGTTCACCATCAACAAAATAAAAATCACTATCGGATTTAAATTTCCAATTATTATGGACTATTTTAACTTTATTGTGAATATGATTTAAGAAAAAAATATTGTTTTCCATAATACTGATATGACTACAGGCAACTTCAACTTGTTCTAATGCTTCTTTTGAAAAGTTTTTTAATATAGATACCAAAACTGCAGTTGAATCTATTCCACCAGACCATTGAACAATTAGTTTTTTATTATTTTCTAATACTTTTTTTTCTAATTCCAATGCTCTTTCATCACATATGTCTGATATACTTTTATTAAATTTATCATTATAGACAGGCATTCTTTGATAATCTTCTAATGACCTTTGAAATGGATTTTTAGAAAGATTTGAACGGCATACAAAATCAGATACAATTGTTATTATATCTTTAATACAATAATAATTATATACCTTTTGACTATTTAATAAATCTAAAAAAGGTTGTACCTGATCAGTATCATATCTTAATAATGATGTGTTTAAATCTCTATAATTTAAATATGATATTTTCATTCTTTAAACATACCTATAAAATCTCCAATTACCAAACTCTCAATTTTATAATCACGTAATAATATATCTTTGTTTTCCATAAATTTTTCTTTAGCATTATTAAAAAAAGTAGATTTATTATTTGAAATGAACAAACAATTATCAATAATATTTACTAAAAATAATTTTTTCTTAATATCAGATAATTCTTCTTCAAAAAAATTATCCATGTTAGAATCATTAAATATATTTTTTAAAAAGTTTATTTCTTCTAAAGAATTTTCAATATCATAAGAAACAAATTTATCCGAAAAAAAGAAATAATATTGTAATATAACATACTGACAAAAAAATAAATATTCCTGTATATCTATTATTTTATCAATTTCTTCTTTTGAATTAAATTTATTTTTAGAAATAATAAAATTAATCTCAGTTCTAACATTAATATGAGTAGGTTGAAAACCTTTTGATTTAATTGGTTTATAAAATATAGAATTATAATTTGTTAAAATAGGTTCATTAAAATTCTTAGTATTTAATGAAAGATTAATTATCTCTAACCGAATTTTAGATGATAAAATTAATCTTATTTTTCTAAGTAAATTATACCTATAATCTACCATTAAAAAAGTATTTAAACTGGGAGAATATAATGCAAATATATTTTTTTCTGGCAGTTCATGACCTAAATCAAAATGCTCAAATTTTATATTAGATTGTTCTTCATAATATTTTTCATAATCAAACATAATATATTATTCTCCAATTTGTGAACCATAAAAATTTGAAAAACTAATTGCACCAGATGCTGGTATAGATCCATAATTTGAAGCTCTAGGGTTACCTCTGCTGGTGTAGAAACCAGCTCTGCCAAAAACACGAGTGTATGAATTTGGTGCCCAAGTATATTGACCATCTGCGGCAGATTTTCTATAAAAACTACCTAAATTATAAACTTCTGCTGTACCATGAGATGCATCTCTAACATCAAAAAAAGGTAAGCCACCACTAGAATATAGATTAATTCCTTGCCATTCGTAACCTATATCTTGTAAAGATATTTGTCCTGATCCTACTAGTGCCATTTAAATTTCTCCTATTTGTATCTATTTATATCTTCAATAGACCAGGCAATCTTGTCATATCATCTTTAACGGCAACTAACCATGCACTAGTAACACAAACATTTAAATTTTTCATCCACTCATTTGGAAAATAAGTCAAT